ACGATAAAAAAGGTGTTGTTTTAAGACGTGTTACTTTCCAAAACGTACAAATTAAACAATTAGCTGGTTACGCTTTAGACTGGTCATCAAACAACATTATTGAGTCATCTCAAGCTGACTTTATCTATGATTACTTTATTGATGAGTACATTGATAATAACTTTACTATCAATCCTCCAATTTTATCTGGATACTAATAGAAATAATAAAATTAAAAACCCATCTTTTAAGATGGGTTTTTTTATGTCTAATAAACAAAAAACCCACCAATTGGTGGGTTTAATTTTAATATTTCGGTATGCTATTTGACATATTAGAAGCATTTCTCATCATTGAATTAGCATCAAAGTTTGGCATTCCTTTTTGCTGATCTTGTTCTTGTTTCTTTCTAGAGCTATCTTCCTCTTCAACAATCTCATTAACCAACTTAATGTTTTCTTCAAACATCCAAAAGGGCCATTCATCCATAGCATATTCTTGTGTATGAAAGTGCTTTTGTAGTAATAACTTATTCTTTAATATATGCTTCAAAGGCATCATGAATAACGAAAATACCTGACGCTCCGTTGGGAAATTGCATGTCTGTGTGGACCTCCTCACCACACGAACATTTTTTCTTCAATTCTTTGATACCAAAAGTCATTTTACCAACAGCCGCATTTAAGAATTGGAAAGAAATATCATCAATTTCTTCAAACTCTTTTAATTTAGATTTGATACCTTCATAAGTAACAGAAGTTCTACCAGCTAACATAAAAGGAATAATTTTTAAGAAAGAAAGATTTGGAGTTCTTTTTTCATTATTTTCTTTTAAGATATAGTCAGTAAAAGCTTTTTGAAGACCAATATTTGGCGGAGTTAATTCAAACTCTTTACCATTTACTGTTGTAAAGTGATAAGATCTTGTAGAGTTACTAAAGTATCTATCAAGTTTTTCATCGATCTCGTGGAATGAAAAATGGTCTCTTTTCAATTCTAATTGTAATTCTTCTCCACAACCACATTTTGTAGTTACTGTTAATGAATTACCTTGTTGAAATGTTAATTCTCTAATTAAGAAAATTAAAAATAATCTATCTTGGTCTTTCACATCAAGATAAGAACCCATCTTACCATCTGAATATTTAATTCTAACACAAGATTGAAGAATGTCATTCATTTTTTCAACGATATCGTAAAAGTTTTGGTCATCAACCATTGAGTAAGATTGAATTTCTTTTACTTGAGCAGGTCTTACCATAAATACGGTACCTGTTGGGTAAAAAGTACCACATGGAAGTTCTTTAATATCAAAGTTAAAATATTGAAGATCTGTAGTTCTTGTATTGTCAATTTTTGGTTGCTCTACAAATGGAATATCAGAGTTGTTTTGATTTTTAGAAGATTCTAAATTACCAATATGTTTCTTTAAGTATTCTTCTTCACTCATATTATTTTGTTCAGACATATAATGTTGTTATTTTTTATTTATATATTCATAGAATAGTTACTCCTATGAATTTACCTTATGGTTATAACAAAAAAAAAGAGAAAAGTTTTCACTTTTCTCTTTTTTATTATAAAATTTATTAATTATTATCCGTTGATGAATCCACCCGCAGAGATAGCACCAGTTCTCAAGATAGTAATATTGTTTACAATAATACCCATACCCTTGATTGGTTCAACATATGTATCAAGAACACCAATTTGGTTATCAATGATTTCATTAGTGTTGTTTTCTTCATCCATTTTATTAAAGTAGTTGTATAAACCATTCTTACTTACATAAGTTTCACAGATAACGTCTGCTCTAAGTTTAATTTCTGCTCTAATATCAGGTGTATTAAATTTCCATTGGAAGTCTAATAACATTCTTGACAATTCTCTTTCAAGTTCGATAAGAACTTCTCTAACGTGTAAGTATGAAAGAGCTGAGTCGTAAAGTGTTTGACCTGTATTTTCAGTTTCAATTACGTTTCCTCTGTTTCTCTTGAACACAATTGGGTTCATTTGAGCTTGGTTAATCCACTCGATATCAGTATTAGTGAAATCCATTTCAGTTGAAACTATATTAGTAATTCTACCATTAGTAACACCTGCTGCGATTGTCCAAGGAGTCATTCCACTTATATTTGAAGTATGTTTTCTCATATAAGTTGTTCCTACCCATGCTGCTGGTGGAACTTCAATTGGTCTACCATTATCATTTACAGTTAAGTAAGGCATAAAGTAACCTACTGCTGTAGTACCTGCTCCGTCACCGAATGAATAAAGGAACGCAGGAGAGCTTTCTGGGTCACCACCCTTAGCAACGTACTCAAGTTGTAAAACACCTTCAGCATTTACGAAAGTAGGAGATGATGAGTTCTTAAATGATTTCATAGAAGGCATATTCAAGATTCCAAGAGCATCTAATCTTTCTCCACAGATATCAACTAATTGTTGTTTAGATCTTTCAGTTAAACCAAGACCAAATGAGTCAATTAAATATCTGAAGTCGATTGCTTCTTTATTAGTAATTGCTTTGAATAAAGGAGTTCCTTTAGCAACTAAGTTAAGTATAGCATTTTGTCTAGTTTCAGTACCATCAGGTAAAGAAGCTTGTCTAATTCTAAATCCTTTAAGAGAGATAGCTTTATAAGTAGTAGCGTAGTTATCAATAGATGTGTATCTAGTTGTTTGATAATCACCACTATAGTTAGTTTTTTCAATTCTAGCATCACAAGTAACCTCTACTAATGTAGTGTCACCAGCATATTGTTTTTTACTTAAAATTCTTGTAAGTTTTCTAGCAACTTCACCAGTTTGTAATACAACTGTTGGGTCAACATAAGCGGCTAAGAAGTCACCAACTTTAACCTCAGTGTATCTAGAACCAGTAATAAGAATCTTATTAGGAACTTGAACATATCCTGTAGGAATTTCAATTTCAACAGTTTGTTTGAAGTTTGATTTAGCTGATTGTACATAGAATGTATTATTAGATACCGTATCAACTGCTTCAGTAGATGTAAATCCTTCATCCATGAAATCAACTTCTAATGTTCCGTTATTATTTAAGTACATTTTTAAGTAATGTTTCTTTAAGAAATCATAAATAGTACTTACATTTAATACTTCTTCGTAAGCAACTTCTTCACTTACTTCATATGCCCAGTAGTAAGCTCCTACTGTACTTGTGTAACCAAGATTTGTAGCTAAAGTAGATGGGTTAGAAGCATTAGTAATTGTAAATGATCCAGTATTAATACTTGAATCAGGAACAATGAATTGGTCATATGTAGCATATGATGGATTTGTATTTGAAGTAGTTTCAAATATTACATAGTTGTAACCAGCATATGATGAAGTAGTACCTGCGGCAATTTCACCATCTATGAAAATAACATTCATAGTTTCTTGAGCGGCTACTAAAGCTTGTGGTACTTTATTAGCATAGAAGTAATCTCCTGTGTTAATAATACCGTCATAAAAATTAGAATAAAATTTAGAGTATCTAGCAACAACACCATCAGTCATAGACCAAACATTTGAAGTTGTGGATACTTTATCTGAGCCAAGTAAAAATTCATTATCTACTGTGTAGATTACAAAGTAACCATCAAGAATATCACTTAATTGAGCATCAGTTAAACCAGTATTTAAGATAAATGATTTATTAGATGTTGATGAGCTAACAATATTTGTAATTGTTATAGTAGATAAACTAACTTTATCGAACGCATGATTAGGTCCTAAACATAAAGTCATTTTATTTTTATTAGCAGAGTCAATTAAATCAACTAATCTATTGAATAATTTGAATCTTCTGTATTGTGCGTAATTTGCTACAGAAGGTACAGTATTTGTATTTTCAAATGTAACTTTAATTACACCAGAATCTGGAGTACTTTGAGTTGCGATGTGATAATCATCAGAAGCACTAGTACCAAAACTAAAGTCTATGAAACCAACTGTGTCAATATTTACATCAGTAACTGTTACTGTTGGTGCTGCGATATCACCATTAGCCATATCAAATTCTACATAACCTAATACGATATCACTTGCTGATACTGTAGGTTTTGTAGGTGTTGAACCATAAGCAACACCAGTTGTGTTAGATACTACAGATAATGAACCTGTTGAGTCTAAAACATAAGCTGATACAAATGATAATGTACCATATGAAGCACTATAATCACTAGCACTAATTGTTAATGTATTTCCGGTTACTGGAACCATTGTATCGCCATCCCTCAGAT